GACGGTTTCAAACATTACAAAAACAGACGGCGGAGCCGGAGAAGAAACCGAAGAAAGTTTCCGCGAGAGAATATATCTGGCGCCGTCTTCATATTCAACAGCCGGCCCTTCCGACGCATACGAATACTGGGTAAAACAGTACAATTCGGCGGCGATCGAAGACGTGAAGATCCACGAACCGACAGACGCTATCGTTGACGTTAGAATTCTTCTGAACGGCGGCGGATTGCCTTCAAAAGCATTTTGCGACGGCGTTCTTGCCTTCCTGAAAGAAAACCCGATCATTCCATTAACGGATAACGACAAGGTGGCGGCGCCTGACGTGGTAAAATACGACTTGAAAGCAACTTATTATATCGCCAGAAGCGACATAAACAATCTTGATTCTATCAAGGAAAACGTCGAAGCCGCGAAAGATACATATTTGAACTGGCAGAAGACAAAGATCGGCCGGGATATTAACCCGGACGCATTAACGGAATTCGTCCGCGCCGCTGGTGGAAAACGCGTCGTTATTACTTCCCCAGTGTTCCAGAGAATCCCGGAAACCTCGGTCGCTATTGATAATACGATCGAATTTGTTTATGGCGGTGTAGAAGATGATTAAGCTTGCAGATTACCGGACAGAAGACGCGTTCCCGTCCGAAATGAAAACGGCTAGTCGTTGCGCGGCCGCGTATGCGTTCGACCAGGAGAAAAAAAGGATTCTGGAAGCGAAAAAGCGCGTGTTAATATGGGCCAGCCTGGAAAATGTACCAGACGACAAACTGGACGTCCTGGCGGTAGAAAACAGAGTTTTGTTCTACAATTCAGGGCTGGATCCTTCGATAAAACGCCAGTTGATTCAAAATTCGATTTACTGGTATATGAAGCTAGGCACACGCCAGGCAATGGAAGAAATGATTGATATTGTCTTCCAGAATGATAATTCTTCGGTCGAAGAATGGTACACATACGCCGGCGAAGCCTTCCATTTCCGGATAGCGGTCGGAACAAATGTTTCACAGACTTCGATCACGGAATTTTTAAGATACTTAAACACTGTTAAAAATGCGCGGTCACGTTTTGATTACCTTGTATTTCAGAACGGAACCACGCTTTTTCTATATCCAAAATCTGATTATCAGAACTTCTTTTATACATTTTGCGGCGAAATGGAATGTGGAACATATCCGAATACTGAAATCGGCGCAGAATTTACAGAAGTACAGATCGACATTGTTCCGAATGGTGATTCCACCGGATCTGTAATTTACACAGAAACCGGAACAACACCGGATATTTCGGTCGGTGCCGCATTATCTGAAAACCAGATTGACATTCAGACCGCTTCCAACGAAACAACAATCGTCTATCCAACGGACAGCGAAGCGGAATCGGGAACCGCGCCGGATATTTCAATCGGCGCACAACTTACAGAAGTTCAAATTGACGTTCAAGGCGATTCTGACGGATCTACAATCGTTTATCCGGCAGACGGCGAAGCGGAATCCGGAGATTATCCGGAAACTTCTATCAGCTTCGCACAAGGGGAAAGCGGCGTTTCCTTATCACCGGAAGGCGAAAATTTTAACTTATATTATAACACTGACGCGGCAAAAGAAGCCGCCGAAGAATGAAAGGAGTTCGAAGCATGGCAGAAGGAAGTTATATCCCATTAACGAACGAAGCCCTGGAAGACTTCAAGGAATACCTGAAAAATTCCGTGGCTTATGCAGAATATCGTTCCGGATCCACCTGGTACAAAATTCCGATCTATAAGGTCGAAACGTTACCGGACGGCCGCGCGGCTATTTTTGTTATGTTCGACCATACCGCCCCGAATCAGATTACCGGAATTCGATTCTATCACAGAAACGGATTCATTTTCGCCGGCGGAAACGAAAATCTTAACAAAGAGGATTTCGAAGAAGGCGTCCTTTATCGTTATACGATTAAACTTGTCCAGTCTTCGGGCAAATAGGAAGGAGTGAAGGAACATGTATATACCGGTATTCTGGCAAGATCGAATTGTTGAACACCCTAGAAGGGTTCGTGTAACAGATCTTGGAAATGGAATCAAAGAGTGGGCGCCGGATCCTGGCGAAATCAGCCAGAAGGGAACCCAGCAGTCTTCAACGAATTTCGGAAATATGGATTTCGGAAACGTGGAAAACGCACTTCTGGGCGCTTATTTGGCTATGAATGTTCGCCTGGCACACAACTACATTGACGACTTGCGCGGCCAGATCATCACGTCCACTTTGAAGAATACGCTTAAATTTCCGGCGACAAATGCAGAAGCGACAATTCCACTTCCGCAGATGGTGAATAACACTGAATATCAGGTCGAAGCGGAAATTGTAGAAGCGGACGGCCCGGTCGAACACGTCGAAGTGTACGGAAAGGCCCTGAACGCTTTCAAGGCTTCCTATCTTGGAAGCGCGAAAAATGTAACTATTAAATTTCATGTGAAAGGTGGATTGTACTAATGGCAAATGTGATTATTAAATCAGACGAAAGAAGACACCAGGAAGCGGCTATTCTTAGCCAGTTCGGCGGCGGTTGCGAAAGAAATTCCGATCGCGAAAACCGTGAGTATGCCGAAGAAATCAACGCGCGCATGAACGAAGTAAAAAGAGAGGTAGGTATTCGATGATTAAAATTGTTGAAGCTAACGAAGGACAGAAGATTTCTTATTCTGTCAATAAAAACTGGCTTAATATTGGCGATCAGATCATGTTGAACCTGAAAAGCCGCGAAGCAGACTACGACGTCCATATCGACATTACTTCGGACGAATTCGGGGCGCTGGGAACCGGATCAGGGCTTTACTATGTGGCCCAGGTGGATATTCCGGCCAGACAGTACACCGAAACCGAAGTCGAAAATCCGGACTACAACGAAGAAGAACCTTATTCTTCAAAAACTACTATCAAACGCGAAGCCGTTCCGTTCTCTATCGACAACGTGACATTAACGCTTTTCGCGCTGAAAGAAGGTGTAATTTATGAATAGTTATCAGTTTGACAGCTTAAAATTCGCGACGGAAGGCCTTACTGGCTACGGTTCTACTGTTATCATGGATAACGCAAACCTTCCGTCTTTTATGAAGCCTATTAACCAGATCACAAACGCCCAGCTTTTCGCTGGCGGAAGTTCAAAAGTCGCCGAAGCGTTCAATGTTGACGGCGTGTTATACAAGCGATTCTTCATTTCGAATTTCTTAAACACAATCGTAAACGGACGTGCTTATTCATGGCCTGGCGTAGATCCTCGCGCTTCAATCAACTTTGACGATTCTGTCAAGGCTTGTAATGCGAAGGGAACCGGATTCCACCTGATGAGTATTCCGGAACGCGCGGTCATTAACCACTTGATCTATAAATCCGGATTTGTTCCGCGTGGAAATACACAGTATGGCAAGAATCACGCCTATACATACGAAACCGGCGAAACAACCGCAACAGAAAGCGACGGTTCCGGCGGCACAAGAACAACCAGAACAGCGACCGGATCAGGCCCGGCGACATGGTTCCATGACGGAACACGCCAGGGAATCGCGGACTGGGTTGGAAATTGCTGGAAATGGTGTTCTGGTATGCGTGTTAAGAACGGCGAAATTCAGATCTTCGCCGGCAACCTTGCCGCGAAACAGGTATCACACGCCGACGCGTCCACATTCTGGAAGGCTATCAAGCCGGACGGATCACTTGTTGAACCTGGAACAGCCGGAACTTTGAAATATACAAAGGATTTCAAGATTGCAACAGATACTGGCGCCGCTGGATCAACTTATTCACCAAACTTCGGAAATATTGCGGCCGGAACGGGCGTCACAACTATTCCAGAGATCTTAAAGGAATTATTCCTTGCACCGGTTACGGGCGTAACTCACACCGGCGGATTCTGGATCAACAACGAAGGTGAGCGCTTGCCGCTCGTGGGTGGCAGTTACAACTACGCTTCGGACGCTGGCCCTTCCGCGTTGGGCTTGGGCGGCGCTCGTTCGCACGTCGGGACGAACCTCGGCTTTTTCTCCGCTTATATGGAATTGTGATCTGTAATCTGACAGACCGTGTTCTGTTTGGGGCTACGATAGTAGCCCCTTTATTTTAGACAGAAAGGAAATTCCGGGAGTGGGACAACAAAGATTTTATCATAAGGCGAACGTGGATCCAGAAACAAACGAAGGGAAGGATCAACGAAGCGGCCTTATCATTTTGCAGAAAACGAAAGATCTTATGAAATATCTTTATACTACGTGGACGAAATATCCACGTAGCGAAAAACTGGGCTTCGTAACAGATTACAAGAAATGTCTATTCGGATTTTTAGAATACATTATCGCGGCACAAAAGAAGTATTTCAAGAAAACGACACTTCAAGACGCGGATATTCAACTTGAAGAATTAAGGCTATTCAACGATCTTTCTTATGACTTACGGTTCATCGACGAAAAGCGTTACAAACTGATTTCGGAAAAGTTATGTGAAATAGGCCGGCTTCTCGGCGGCTGGATCAATTCACAAAAAGAATCAGCTAAAAGCGGAAAGTAATTTCCGCGGTGGGGATAGGTCAAATAACGCTTGCCGATCGTGGGTGGCAGTTACAACAACACTTCGAACGCTGGCCCTTCCGCGTTGAACTTGAACAACGAACGTTCGAACGTCAGGACGAACCACGGCTTTTTCTCCGCTTACCCCTTTAGCCAGAAGGGAGCGTTCAAGGACGCTTCACAGTGCAAGAAAGGGAAAGGGATCTATCTCCGTTCCGGGTGCCATATCCGGAAATATTAACGTTGCTATCAAGTTAGTTAGTACCGGTACGAAGGCCGGGAAGGGTTTCACGGGTAGCGCCGCGCCTACGGCCGAAAACCTGGGCGCATATTCCAAAGAAAGGAATTTTGTCAATGAAGACCTTTGATGTAAAGCATAGCGATATTGTCAATTTTGAAAATATTCTTGAAGCTGACAAAAACGCTTCGCAATGTAAACACTACCGCGACGAAAATTTGAAGTTTTCGGCACATAGGGAAGAAGGGATCATTGATTTACTTAATCGACTTACTTATTATCCGGTTTTTGACGAAGAAGGGAACCAGATTCCCGGAAAAACAGAATCTTCATACAAAGTCGGACGATACCGGAAGAAACAGATTTACGAACCGAAGCCGCGAATTATTATGGCGCTGGAATATCCGGATCGCGTTGTTCAATGGGCCTATTACCAGATCTTAAACCCATTATTCGATAAGCAGTTTATAACGCACAGTTACGGTTGTAGACAAGGGAAAGGCACAACAAAAGCGCGCGATCAGCTTCAACGCTGGCTTCGAAAAGTGAATCGAAGTGGAAAAACCTGGTACGTGTTAAAGCTTGACATTTCAAAATATTTCTATCGCGTGGATCACGCGGTTTTGATGGATATATTATCACGAAAAATCAAGGACGAAGAAATTCTTCGCGACCTTTACAAACTGATAAATTGTGAAAATACGGCGTTCGGCCTTCCGGCTGGCGTGCAACCGGAACTTTGCAACGAAGAAGACTGGCTTTTTGATCGCGGTATGCCAATCGGAAACCTTACAAGCCAGATGTTCGCGAATATCTATCTAAACGAATTAGATCAATACTGTAAACACGAACTTGGAATCCATCTGTTTATTCGATACGTGGACGACATTATTATCTTGTGGCCGGATAAAGAGGAATTGAAGGGAATCCTGGATAATATAAAAAACTTCCTGGAAGAACGCCTTCACCTGGAACTAAATAATAAAACCAGTATTCGCCCGGCGTGGCTTCCGGTCACGTTCGTAGGGGCGCAGATTTCACCGAAATTTATCCGAATGAGGAAAAGCACGCGAAAGCGTATGTTCCGCCGGATAAAGTTCATTAAAAAGCTTTTTGAAGCTTGCGAAATAGGTTTTCAAAAACTTAATAACACAATGCAAAGCTATTTCGGCCTGATCCAGCATTTCACGGCCGGAAATCTTTTAAGAAAAATCATTGACGAATTTTCTTTTCGTATTCGCAACAATTCATAGTCGGGAATTATCCCGGCTATTTTTAATTGTCTATTTTCAGGGAAAGGGGGTTCGCCGATGGAAGCAGAATTTGAAAGAGAAGTTCTCGATCGCCTTATCAAGATCGAAGAAAAGCTTGACGGCTACAACAACGCAAAGGTGAAAACATACGAGAACGAGAAAGCGATTCTTCGGATCCAGAACGATCTTGAAGATGTAACAACAAAGGTTGACAGCCTGGAAGAATCGAACAAATGGCTTTTCCGAACAGTCGTCGCGGCAATCATCACAGCGGCGGTCGGGATTTTATTCACGTTAATTCGATCAGGCGTCGGAATGTAAGAAAGGAGCAAAGAAGACTATGTTTAAGAATTCAGTTTTGAAAGCGTCAGTAAACACAAAGGAATGGGCAAAGAAAGCGGCTATTCGCGCCGTTAAAACAATGGCACAGACAGCCGTTGCGGTGATCGGCACAAGCACCGTTGTAGCCGCCGTAGACTGGAAGATCGTCGTATCTTCCGCCGTAGTTTCTGGCGTTGTAAGCATTTTAACAAGTGTTGCCGGTATTCCGGAAGTAGAAAGTGAGGAATAATATCATGGAAGTAAAAATGATTGACGTATCAGTTCATAATGGCGTTATTGACTGGGACAAGGTAAAGGCGTCTGGAATCGGCGGCGTGCTTATGCGTTGCGGCTATGGTTCCGACATTGAAAGCCAGGACGACAAAATGTTCAAGAGAAACGCCGACGAGTGTTCCAGACTGGGGATTCCGTTCGGCGTTTATCTGTATTCTTACGCCAAAAATACAGATATGGCAAAATCAGAAGCAGATCACGCACTCCGTCTGGTGAAAGGCTACAAGCTTAGTTATCCGCTTTATATCGACGTTGAGGAAGCCAGCCAGTCCGGAATTGCGAAGGACGTTGTAAAAGTCTTTTGTGAAGCCGTGAAGGCCGCTGGTTACATGCCTGGCGTGTATGCTAACGAAAACTGGTGGAATAACTACCTGGTGGGCGTTGATTCATACACAAAATGGGTTGCAAAGTACGGAGTAAACAACGGACAGCCTGGAAACAAGCCGAACGTTTCAAACTTCGATATTTGGCAGTACACCAGCAAGGGATCATGCGACGGAATCGAATCTTCCGGACTTGACATGAATATTTGTTACAGAGATTTTCCGGCAGAACTGGGCGGATCAAAGCCAGCACCGGCACAGCCGAAGAAGTCCAACGAGGAAATCGCGAAGGAAGTTCTGGCCGGAGCCTGGGGAAATGGTGACGACAGAAAGAATCGACTTTCCACCGCCGGCTATGATTACAACGCGATCCAGGCGATTGTCAATCAGAAAGCCACACCGGCACCAGCGAAGAAATCTAACGAGGAAATCGCGAAGGAAGTTCTGGCCGGAGCCTGGGGAAATGGTGACGACAGAAAGAATCGACTTTCCGCCGCCGGCTATGATTACAACGCGATCCAGGCGATTGTCAATCAGAAAGCCACACCGGCACCAGCGAAGAAATCTAAC